CCTCGCGAGAGTCGGGGATGACAAACTTCTCCACTACACCATTGTGATCGCTGAGAGTCAACTTCCCGGACCCTAGAGTGTCGAAGCCGACTCCGATGCCAAGCATGGACATCTCCATAAGCCTGATGAACGGCTGAGTCGGGTTACGGATACCTAGATGCTCAGTAGATAGAAAAGCACAGTTCTGCAGGGCTGCGCTCCCTTCTTGCCAGACAAACTCCGTACCCATCATCCAGAGGCCACGCCCTGGTGGCGTCCACTTGAAGCTGAACAGCCGATCGTAGGCATCCTCGGCGGCACGAGCGGCCTTCTGGTGATTCCACGGCGTCTTGTTGACTATGCAGTGATCCTTGAGGATGGAAAACATCCCCTCAATGACTCGACGGCACCCCTCATGCCATCGCTCCTTGGTTCCATCTTCTTTGACCCGGCTGTACTTGGTGAGCCACGTCAACTCACCAAGCGTGTTTCCTCCCCCAGCATCGAATCCCCACTCAACCTTCCTGTTCTCATATCCTTGCACAAAGTCGTCCGACAAATGGAACGACAAATGTTCCCGTTCTCCCACGGTGGTTCCTCACATCTCGTTGCGGTCTGGCGACCAAGGTCCAAGTACCCCCACAAACCCTGTGTCAATACTCCATCTCAGATGCCAGCCATGATCTTGTCTCTCTCGCCTTGCTCCTAGGACTTGGAACTTCGCCTTGAGCGTCAAGACCTCCTCATGGGTTCGGTGAATGCCGAATACCCAATCAGCCGTGCGTTCCACTTCACTGCCCTCAGCAAGGTGATACATCTCCAAGTACCCAACCTTGGCTGCCGCTTTCACACCCTCCCGGTTGATTTGGTGTGCCATCAGACAAGGCATCTTCTTACGCCCAGTTGAGATCATCGTATGGAGTCGGTGAGTGATTTCACGAATCTGAATGTGTCGCGGCGCACGCTCATCCGGTGGCTCAAGGAAGGTCAACTGGTCGATTATCAAAGAATCAGCGTCCATGAGTTGGGCCTGTTGAACTAGCTGTTCGACGCTACGTTGCCCTGGCTCCGGTTGGATAACACGGAGAGGGGTATCACGATCTTTGACGCTCTCGACCCATTCACGGACGCGTTCGTATTCACCCTCAACAAGGTTCCCATGCTGCCAATTCCGATACTCAACGTTTTGGGCGAGACAGGCCATTCGGTCGAGGGTCATATCCACCGAGTTCTCCAAGGTGTAGAGAACAACTGAGCTACCAGCCTCCCACTCACGCAAAGCGGTTAGAGCACAGAGCCATGACTTACCCACCTTTGGGCCAGCTGCCACAATGGCCAACTCACCCGGATGAATACCTCGGGTGAAGTTGTCGATGTCGGGGAGTCCGAAACGGAGTCCATAGATGTGCTCCTGATCTTCTAGACGCTCCTGGTATGCCTTGAGGCGCAGATCGAAGCCCTCACGGACATCCACATTGTCCTCTTTGGACTCCATATCCATGACCATTGAGATGAGTTCTTGTGAGTAATGACTGGCTACGGAGACACGCTCATCGGCTGTGGCCTCAGCAATGGCCTGACCAAGTTCCTTGTTGAAGGTCTGAACCTTGAGGTAAACCCATCCACCCTTGAGGTCATCTATCGCCCACTCAATTGCATCCTCAGGAGCCTCCTCAATGTCGATGTCGTGATCATTCAGGAGATCTCCCCACTCGGCCTTGATGGCTTCGACAGAGGCAGCTTCTTTGCGTCCTGAGCGGAAGAATCGCTTGAGTGCCCAATCGTAAACTGGACGCAGTTCCTCGGTTGGCAGGATGAATGAGGGGAGTCCCTCGCGTGCAATGGTGGTCAGCGACTCCTCATTAGGGAGATGCTGAATCAGCACCTTCTCGCCTCTTGCGGACATTATGCGTTGGCTAGGTCGGTGATGATTTGTTCAACCTGATCCCAGCCTCGGGCTCGGATAAGGCTGCCCCCTGCCTCAGTGTTGAAGGAGAACTCGTCTACCCCATCGTTCCATGGCTGACCGAACAGGATGTTGGTGGCACCACCCTGCACCCATGACAGGTCGGGCTTGTCGTCCACAATGACATCTGCGATGTACCCCTGTTTGTTGTGGGTGTAGCATAGCTCGACGTTGTTACGCAGAAGGCCGTACTGATCAAGCCAGGCCGTGCAATCCTGAATGGCCTTATAAGTCGCCGCTGGATTGTGCAACACCTTGGATGTAACGAATCGAACACGATGGTCTGAATCGAGCATACGATGAAGAACAGGGAGAGCGCCTGGCATAGGGTCAGCCGTGCGGAACACCCCATCGAAGACGCTGCGCTCAAAGTGCTCATACCACTCGGAGGAATCCATCTCCCATGCCGAGTGAATCGCCCACTTTGTCCAAGGAGCGAGCCTCCTGCCTGTGTAGCCTTCTGTGAGCTTCATCATCTCGGCCTCAAAGCGAACGACTACACCATCGAGGTCGAAGTTGATTGTCAGCACTCTCATTCCAACACCCTTGGTCTAGTGATACCCAGCGAGGTCTCATTGGCCTTTCGCTCAATGTCCTTCTGACCCCACGGCCCCCTCTCGATCTTGTGAATCTCCATAGAACCGATCATGCCTGCGGCATCGTAGTACTTCTGTCGAATCCAATCCGAATCGCGCCGTGAGAGGAGAAGGGTGGGTCGCAGATTGCCTTCTCTCGCCCTCAGGATACGAGAGAAGTTCTCCTGCATGAACTCAGTAGTCTTGCTAACTGAATCCATCTCATCCACCACAAGAAGGTCTACGTTGCGCACCTTCCGATCATACCGATAATTCGCTTCCTCTCGCGCGTCACCGGACTCATCGAACCCAGCTGTGGCTGCATCACGCATGTCATCAATACGAGTGAGGTAGGCGGTCATCCCGCGCTTGAGGTAGTTGCGCATGATCAAGCTGGCCATGAGTGTCTTCCCGCTGGCGTGATCTCCAATAAGAACCAGCCCTCGCCTCTCCTTGTCTGACCCCATCCAGTCATCTAGAACATCGAGGGAATCGTCAGGCAATCCAGTGGCATCAGTAATACCCAGCACCCTCAGACTCTTGACGATCTGAGCCGAGACAAAGAGGGCATCAAGTGTCCATTGATCTAGACAAGGACAAGCAAACTCCATGGGTTCCCCGCCCTTGACTCCAAGGAAGCTCCCCTCACCCTTACAAGTCACACAACGAAGATTGATGTGGCTATACCCATCATGAGGCTTGCGACCTGGACGAGAAACCCAATCAGGAGCATGTACCGACCTAGCACGCAGGATGGCATCCAACTCTCGGTCACTGATAGACGGGAGTATTTTGGGAATGGGGGGAATGAACTCAGGCACTCTTGATCCTAGCTTCGGCTAGAGGTAGGTACGCGTCGTCCTTCTCAACTCCAACGAATCGGAAGCCTTGACTAACGGCTGCCACCCCCGTCGTGCCGCTACCCAGGAAGGGGTCTAGTACCACTCCCCCTATCGGAGTGACTAGGCGCACCAAGTACTCCATCAGAGCCACTGGCTTGACGGTCGGGTGATCGTTACGGACGCACTTCTGAGGCTTCCCCGTTTTGGGATTGATATGAGTGTCGGTGTCTATTCCTTCACACCTGGTGCAGGGGATATGACCCTTGAGTCCCTTCTCTCGCTCCTTCTTGGAAGCCTTGGCATTGTAGAAGAATCGACTCGCCCCACCCTCACTACCCATGATGGGTGTCTCAATCTGCCCCTCAAACTCTCCATAGACTTCACCAAACTTGTCGGCCTTACGCTTGCCGTCCCAACTCCCCGACTTGAGTGTGCCAGTCTGCTCATCAAGAAGAAAGACGGCACAATCCTCATGACAGTTCCACGCCTCAACTGTCTCATTGCCATCCTCATCCCCATAACCAGGATCGCCTCGAACATCATCAGCGGTCAAGCCTTTAGTTGAGGTAGCTCCAATTCCTTTGCCTCCCCCATAGACGCCTGACTCGGTGATATTGGCCTTGCGCCCGCCTTTGATGGCTTTGACCTTCTTGAGTCCAAGATACTCACAGTCAGGATGATGGCTGAGAATGAGGTTGGCGGGGAAGCGACCTAGAACCTCAGCCTTCTCCACATTCGCGCGAATCTGTGCGGCGTGCTTCTCCCTAGACTCAGGATCATCCATCCACGGCCTCTGCCACCCCTCATTGGTCTTGGTGTCTCGGGTAGTAGCTGACTGCGCCCCACCCCCAAGAGAGTCACTGGTGGCGATCCTGCTGGCGTCGATATGCAAAGCACCAGTGCCATGCTCCCTGAGATTCTCAATGACGTTCTTCTCTGAGAGGGGCTTACGAGCCAAGACAATGGGCTCATGGGCTGGCTTGAGAGCAGTACCCCACCCCTCCCACTCAGGATCATCCTTACCCATGTTGCGCGACTTAGGGAACCCCTGACCGTAGAGCCACATGAGCATGTCCCGAATCTCAAACCCTGCGTCCTCAACGGCAGCTGCCAGCCAGTGGTAAGTACGCGATCCAGAGAAGGCGATCAGGTGACCACCTGGCTTGAGAACTCGGAACGCCTGGTCTGCCCACTCCTTGTGAAAGCCATACTCCACGTTGTCCCACGCCTTGTTCATGAAACTCAATCCATAAGGGGGGTCAGTCACAATGGAGTCGATACACTCCGTTGGCCACTTAGCCATGACCTTGGCACATTCACCCATGAAGATCGACCACGATTGGTCTGCTGGCCAAGTTACAAGCTCAGACTTGTAATCTGGCTCCGGTTCTACAAGCTGTGACTTGAAAGTCTGCTCTTGTGGCTTGAGAACGTCAGGGTCTATATTGATCAGCGGCATCTAGGCGACCAAGGATAACAGACGCGAAATGATCATCCGAACCAGATGTGAAGCGATAGATGTCCACAGGCTTGCTGTACCAAAACCCATCCTCGATCTTGAAGACGTACTCAGCGATGCGCTGGGCGTTGACTGCCCCCCAACGCTTGTGAAACCCCTTGAAGATTTGCGCCTCTTTGTAGTCAGGTTCCAGACCCCCAAAACGAGACTCAAGCTCGTAGACCACATAATCCCTGAGGTCTTCCCAGGCCCACTCCTGCTTCATGAGGTATGCCCTTGACCGCCCCCTCGCCCTATTGACCGACTTACTGGAAGCCTCGTCTTGATGTGCTAGCGACTCAGAGGGTACGTTTATCAGGGCCATAATCATCTTCCAAGATGCTCACCCTCCGGGGCCAGCCAGGAGGGTGAGACTCTTGCGTTGGTTCCTCTCCCACGCGCACTGTAAGCGCGCAAATCTACTTCCACAAATCGCCTCGGCGGAACTTGTCGGCAAGGTTCTCAAGCTGGTATCGGCTGCACCAGTCGAGGAAGTCTCGGGCCATCATGTGATGAGGCTGAGTTGGATTGAAAGGTGGTACTGGGCGAATCCCCGCTGGCTCCTGACCGACTTGGAGATCAACCAGTTGATACCACAAGTCAACTAGCCCTGCCTGACCCTGCACCTTTTTCTCGTCGGACTGCAAAAGAGCAGGCAGGGACCAGCCATACTTTTCAAGCATCTTGATGGCAGTCTTGTTCCCTATCCCCTGGATGCCCGGCACGTCATCGCCTAGGTCACCTGCGAGGGCCATGACCTTGGTCAGATCAGACGGCTTGCATCCGATTTCACTGATGACCCTCTGCTCATCCCATATCTCATCTGATATAGGCTTGCCCTGTTGCGGCCTGATCTGGATGGTGCCGTTACCAACCAGTTGAAGGAAGTCTTTGTCTCCACTCAGGATGACTACTTCATCATGGCGATGTCTGCGCCAGTGAGCGGCCACGATGTCATCAGCCTCCCAGCCCTCAACCTCGATGTGGTGGATGTTGGCCACGGTAAGGAACTCACGAGCCAGTCTGCGCACCGATCCAATGTCATCGCCATGACCACCCTTGCGCCCCGACTTGTACTCAGGATAGAGATTGGTTCGGAACCACGAACGACCCCCATCCCAGCAGACGATCATCCTCGCGGGATTCACGCTTTTCGTGTACTTCGCGAGAGTGAACGCAAAGAGATGTATGGCCCCAGTGTTGACTTCCTCCCCAGCATCCTCAATCGAGAGTCCAGCATGCACAGCGGCATGCTCAGAGCGGACTAGGAGGTTCGTTCCATCAACGATGAGGGTTGGCCCATCGGTGGGGAACATGGGCAGAGACATCTAGAGAACGGTGATGGCATCCAGCACGAACTTCACCGTCCTGCGAACGATGATCGCCACTGTGATTTCCTCACCTTCCTGATTGGCTTGATAGATGTCATCAAGGATGAGTTGGACGAGCTTCTCCTCATCCTCCTGGCGAGCCTGCTGGGCCTGCTCAAGATAGACGAAAAG